CTCGCCGTTCTCGATGTACCAGTGATCGACGATCCGGACCTTGCGGCCGCCCTCCTGACCGGTGACCCACTTGTCATCGCTGTCCGGGTTGCTGGTGAGCTCCTGACCCGATTCCGCCGCCGCCTTGATCTCCAGTTCCTTGTCGGGGAACATCTCGATCGCGGCGCCGATATCGGCCCACTTCGCCACGCCCATCCAACGCGCATCGCTGAAATCGGCCTTGAGCGAACGGGGATCGTAAAAGAACGAGCTGGGCTCGACCGTCTCGAACCCGACTTCGGGATCGCCGTGGTCGCCCTTTTCGATGATCATTTCGACGCCGCCGATACCATCAACGGCACCGTTGAGCGCGGCAATCGGGGATTTCTCCTTCCACCGCTGCTCGTCGACCACATAGCGGATCGTCGCCGTTGCGATCTCGGCGCCGTCTTCCTGCTTGGGCGTGCGAGGATAGGCCCGAGGATCCTGCCGCTGGCGCTCGAGGAGCCCGATGATCGCGTTGATCTTCTTGGCCTCGCGGTTGTAGGTGACCACGGGCTGCTTGCGGCGCTTGAACTCGCGGATCGCCTTTTCCGACCACTGCGACGAGTGGTAATAACGCCGGGCGTCCTTCTGCTCCTTGATTTCCTCGGTCTTGTTGTCGAGGTAGCTGAGATAATCCTTCTTCAGCTTCTCATGGTTGACCACGGACGGCGCGGCACCGGTCAATGACACGACAGAGCCAGACGCCGGCGCGTTGCCCGGAACGTAGCCAGTGCTGTTCATCAGTACACCTGCCAATCATCAGCGGTGGCGCGTTCAACGATGGGCTTGTAGTCGTTGTGGCTGGTCACGAGCTCTGGCTTGCTGATCATCGGGACTACGAATTTATCGAGCAGCTGGCCGATCAGTCCGAGCGCGTCGACCTGATCGTCGTTGCGGCCCGTCGGGAACGTCAGCAGCTCGGAGCGGAAGGCCTCGTACCAAGGCGCATTGACCGGGACGTAGAGCCCGTCGAGCGCCATTCGGCCGCGGATCGATTGCGCCCGGACTGCCTTGTCGCCGCGCGTCGGGAAAGTCTCGCGCGCCACATAGGCCTGTCGTTCACGCATCCGGCGATCGAGGAACGGGCCGACGCCAGCCCTAATCTGCCCTGTCTCTTCCGCCCATCCGAGCGGCTTCCAGAGCCTGACCAGGTCGCAGAAGGCGTCGACCCATTCATCGGAGCTGGTTTGCTTCCGCCACAGATCGAGCAGCCAAATCTTGTTCTCGGCGTCGACCCCGACCACGGCGTGCACCGTGTAGTCGCCGCCATCGGCTGTCACGGCGTAGTCGCTGCCGCCGTAGATCGTCAGCGTCGACTTGTCCGGCGCCTTCTCGTAGGGCCGCAGCCATGCTGCCTGGAACAGGTCTCCCTCTTCCGGCGCCGGCCGTTGCTGGAACAGGCTCGCCCAGGTGCGCGGCTTGCGCTCGAACGAGGACCAGTGCTCGCGATCGAACCATTCGGGCCAGAGATAGTCGCCAACCTTACGCCCCAGCGGATCGTCGGCGCGCTCGGCTTTGGCCGGGAGGCAGATCACCTCCCAGGTCTGGCCGTCACGGCAAAGGATCTGTCCGCTCTCGCCGGCATAGCCGATCGGCAGGATGGACCCCGCCAGATCCTCTTCGTGCCAGCGTGTCTGGATGATGATGATCGAGCCGCCCGGCTTCAACCGGGTCCGCACGTCGTCATCGAAGGCATCGATCGTCCGTTGCCGAATGATCTGCGATTCCGCTTCCGACCGGCCCTTGATCGGATCGTCGACCACAACCAGATCGGCGCGGTTGCCGGTGATGCCAGACAGGATGCCGCCCGACATGTACTCGGAGCCGTTGGTCAGGGCCCATTCATCGGCGGCGCTGCTCTCGGTCGAGAGCTCGGTGTTGAACAGCGCCTTGAACTTCGGCTGCTTGACGATCGAGCGGGTCTTTCGCCCCATCTTGCGCGCGAGGTCCGAGCCGTAGCTCACCCCGATCATGCGAAAGCCAGGTTTCTCGCCCATCACATAGGCCGGGATCACGACCGAGCCGTAGGTCGACTTTGCCGAGCCCGGCGGCATGAAGAGCATCAGCCGGCCATGCGGTTTCTTGATGCATCGATCGGCAGCGCTGAGGATCAGTTCGTGATGCTCGGCCAGTGCGGTTTCGGCCTGCTTGAAGTCCTCGCAGTCCTCGTCGTTCTCGTCCACCGGCGCGCCCGGCACATCGATGTATCGGGCAAAGCCAGACGGCGAGCGCCGCGCCTCACGCCTTCGAAGGAGTTCCCGGGCCGCTGCCTGTGGCGATAGCTGCAAGCTGTTCATCGGTCAGTTCCGCGATCGTGCGGATCGGGCCGCCGTCCTTACCGGTGTGCTCGTGGCGCTCGACGAACATGCCAAGGTGCTTGCCGAGATCAACGAGGGCCGCGCGCTTGTCATATAGCTTCACCTTGAGGCCGCCCTTGTCCGACTGGCTGATCTCCGAGATTGCCGCGGCCGTCTCGTCGTCGAGATCATCGCTCGCAACGACCTGCACCTGGTTGGTGACGCTGAGCCGCTGTTCGCCGCTGTCCTCGTCGACCTCGATCTCGGTCACGAACGGGCGCCAGGACACCGCCTTGCGGATATCGGAAAAGCCAATTTTGGCGAGCTCGGCAACGATCCGCTCTCGCGTTACGCCTGCCTTGGCAGCCAAAGCCGCCTGCAGCGCCGCGACAGCAGCGGCGACGTGCGGGCGCAGCAAAGTCTCAGGCCCGATGCGATTGGCCGTGTGCGCGCTGTAGCCGGCGCGGATCGCCGCCTGGGTAGCATTCAGGTCGATCAGGTACTCGTCGACGAACCGGGCTTGCTTCGGAGTGAGCTGCCCGGCGCCAGCGCGCTTGGTCATGGCAGCCTCAACATTTTGGCAATAAAAAGCTGATGCGGGGAGTGCGGTTGTTCCCCGGACCCGGCCGGTGATCTTGATGACCCCGCCAGACGATCCACATCAAGAACTACGCAGCACGGGAATAAAAATCAACAGCCTCGATCTGCGCTGTTGGGAACTCCACAGGCACCAGGCGCCCCATCAGTTCGATCATGGCCTCCACGTCGCCTCGAGCCGTGATGCCGGTCACGAGCCCGGTAAACGTCGCGAACGGCCCCTCCGTCGCAATGATCCGGCTCCCCATCGGGTAGCGCATCAGCGATGTGTCGTGCTCGTTCTTGCCGATCTCCTGCCGATGCAGCTTGGCGACGCGCGTGTCGTCGAATTCGAGATTGGCCTGTGCGGCGATCAGCTTTTCGATCTGGCGTGACGGGATCGCCATGGGCACCGACTCGCCCCGGTAGTCGATCGCGCCCAATACCGACTTGACGCCATCACAGCGCCTCAGCGTGAACCAGTCAGGGCCACTGAACGGCATTTCGATGAACAGGTAGCCTGGCATCAGCAACAGCGTTCGCTCCGACCAGACCTTGGTCCGCCGGTGCTGCCGCTCGATCTTGCCGACGGGCAGGTAGACGCCAAAGCCGGCGCGGCCAAGGGCTGATTTCGCCCGCTCCTCGCAGCGCGGATTCGTGCGGCAGCAGTACCAATTGCTGGAGACAGGTTTCGACAAGGGTGCGGCTCCTATGGCAGGGAGCCGGACGAGTGCGATCAGAGCGACACGAGAGATGCCCAATGCGGGGATAAATCGCAAGCCGAGGAGGTTTCGTCGGTTTCGTCGGAGGCCTATTACGAAAACGCTGAATTAGAGCGAATGAAAACCTCCCTCCAGACAAAACCGACGAAACCTACCTAAAACTACTAATATATTGATATTACTATATAAAACACATGAGGTTTCGTCGGAGTTTCGTCGGAAAACATGGGGGTTTCGTCGGGTTTCGTCGGGCCGCTTTTGACCAGGCCGAGGTTTCATCGGCCCGACGAAACTGGTTTTGTCGGAGGCGATTTCCGACGAAACCTCGGCAAAGAAAAAAGGCCCAGAAGGGCCTCAATCCTGCACGTATCTGAAGAGCTCTTTTGGTCGACCGCCCTTTGTCCCCGGATCGAGCCTTAGCGCCTCGATGTTCTCGCCTCTGACCAGTGTCTTGATCAGTTCGTCAATGTCGCGCCCTTTGATGCGCCCGTCGATCTTGCGGACCAGTTCATTGCGGCTGATCGTTCCGGCTGCCCGAACGATGCCGAGCACCAGTTTGTGCTGCGCCTGAACCCAGCTCTCGACCATGTCTCGCCGGACGATCAGGACAAACTGCTCGATCGAGTAGCGCACCAGGGCGGTTGCAAATTCCATATCGCCGCGCTCGATCTCGACATGCCACACATCGGCAGGATTTCGCCCGCAGGCGAGGACGAGCGCGACGCGCTTGGCCTGCTCGGCAAACCGGCCGTAGAGCATCAGCGCGTCATCCTGCTCCGATTGGGCCATCATCGCCGCCTGCAGCGCCTTGTTCTCCTCATTGATCGCGTCCGCCTCTGCCGAGAATGGGATAAGGATCGGGACCGGATAGCCGTCGCCGCGCGCCGCCATCGTGACCTGCATGGGCGGCAGGCAATTGTAGAGCCACTGCAGCTGTTCCTTGATGTGCGCAGGCAGCGTCAGCACCCCATCGCGTTCCGCCTGCTTGGTGATGGCGCCATAGCGCGGCAGGATCAGGAACCGGTTGAACAGCCCGTTCGTCACATCCTTAGACACCAGCGACCGCGCGAAATCCTTGAGCGTCGATGCGCCATAGAATGACAGCGCCGGACGCATGATCTTGCCGTCGCCGCGGTTGAGGCTCACGTCCGGGCTATAGGTGCCGGTGTTGGTGCCCCAGATAGATCGCAACCCCTCGCTGATGGCAGATTGGCTGGTCGAGGCGTTCTTCGATCTGAGGCCGATCAGCTTGTCAGCAA